CTTGTTTTTTTGGTGGAAAAAATGCTTGCTTGATAATCAGCGGAAAATATATTTGGCACTATTTTAGTGAAGACCCTTACCCAATCCCATCTGGTGAAGATATAGATATAACTGAGGGGCGATACTCAATGGATGCTAGCGACACTTATATATTGGCAAAACTGCAATGGGGTAATCAATATTGGAATGGTTCAGCGTGGACAACTTCTAATACCACGTTCAAAATAAGGTATTTGAACGAAAAAGCAAGCGAGGATGACAGACGTGCAGATTGCACAATATTTCGTGACCTTAATTTTGTTAATACAGTCACTTGGAGGATTGGAACTGATGAAAAAGGATATTATATACCGATACCAACAAACAAAGTTCTAACAGGTTTACCAAAAATTACGCTTTATAAACCTTTTGACCCTAATTACCATTCTTCAAGAAGCGGTGATGATGAAGGCCAACATTATAAACACTCAGTGGTTTTCTTAAAAGATTTTGACATTAAAGCAGTAATTGGGGACCCAACATATTCAGATATTAATGAATCTGACACAATTTACACCAACGTTATCAACGAACACCACGTACAAGACTTTGACGAAGTTGAATTTAAGATTTGCACGCACGACAACAAAAACCCTAATTACAGTTGTACGGCTTACAAAACAAATGATGGTGAATTTCACTTTGTCACAAGTATTATAAACCAAAGTCTTAATTTGAATCTGACACCTGAAGAAATACTAATCAACAGACTTTGCAATCAGTACAAAACACCACGTGTAAGACTATCACTCCAGTTATTTAATAATATTAAACCGTATCAGTCTTTAACCACGTCTTGGCTAAGTTCAAAAAAATTTATAGTTGATAGTCAGTCAATAGACTATTTTAATAACCAAACCACAATAACACTAGTAGAAAAGTAATGGCAGAAACAATAATCAAATACAACGTACCAAAGGAAAATAAAAGAGGTGGCAGCACCTATATTTCAGCAAGTAGGGCACTTTATACTGATTCTGTGACTAACTCAGGAGACACTTCTAATATTACTGCTAACACAATGTGGCAGTCCTCAGAGGGTAACGGCTCATTAGTACCTACCAATTCTAATAATATTGCAGCAGGTACTAACAGCGTGGCAATAGGTTCTAACACACAAACCACTAATGAGGGAGAACTAGCAATAGGAGAATATAATAAATCTACAGAAGGAATGACACTCTTTTCAGTTGGTGATGGGACTAGTGACGAAAATAGGCACAACATTTTTGAAGTTGATTATACTGGGTTCACAGCAACCAATGGAGTTATAGAGGGTGATTTACAAGCCAAAAACGGTATCTTTGGCGATGTAGATGTAAAAGGGCTTTTAAATACAAACCAATTGCAAGCGATAAGTGGTTATATTCAAACTCTGCTTTCAGATGAAATCACTTGTGACTATTTAACCGTTACAAAGGCTGCACACTTTTTTAAACTGATAATAGACGAAATCAAAGCAACACAAGGTGCAATTATAGTTTCACCTGCAAATGCAAAAATTGACAAGGTAGATGTTATAAACGGTGGGTGGAGGTGCTACTACAGGGCAAAGGATAAAGATGGTGGACAAATATATAATTGTTTTGAGGTTAACGACCAAGTAGTCTGCCAAACATTTGATGCTGCAATTGGTACTAGTTACAATGTCAGTAATCAATATTACTGGCGTTTAGTAACTAACACTGGTTCAACCACTATTAATATAGATGGCGAAACTTGGGATGCACACTATTTTGATTTGTCAAGCAGTGATTGTGACAGATATTCAATGACACCAAAGGTTGGCGATAACTGTGTTCAACTAGGTAATAGAACAGATACCACAAGACAAGCGGCAATCATTATTTCTGCTTATAATAGCCAGTTCTTAGACAAAGGAATAAAAGCACCGTCGATTGTGCAATATCAAGGAATAAATAATTATGACTTGTCTGCACACCGCTTAAATATCATTTCAAATGGGTTAAATCAATTCAAAACCACAACAGGAAAAGACTTAGAAGACATTATAAAAGAAGGTGACACTACTTTAAATAATTCACTAACAGCCCTAACTAGGTCAACTAACGAAGCAGTTAATTTAATTAACAATACCCTAGATTCCTTTTCAAGTGATACTAAAGTAAATTTTACCGCAGTAAATAAAACGCTATCAAGTCACACCCAGTCAATATCGCTTCTTGAACAAACTGATTCACGTTTAACAAGTGCAATATCATCCCACACTGGGGCGATAGATGCAATTAGTGGAAGCGTTAGGGCAAACAGTACCAAAGTCGCTAACCTCAGTGGCACAGTGACAAGTCACACTGATAGTATAAGTGTACTGCAACAAACGGCAAATAGTTTAGGTAGCACAATTTCAAGCCACACTAATAGTATTGCAACAATTAATAGCGAGATTCTAAACCAAGGTGAAACAATCGGTTTACTGAGTGCAAGTGCTAAAACTAATTCAACAAACATTAGTAATCTGCAACAGACAGCAAGCAGTTTGTCAAGCACCATTTCAAACCACACTAACAGTTTAATCACATTGGGGAATGACCTTGCAACAGTAAAAGGCAACTATGTTACTACCTCAAAACTTAACCAAACTGCAAGTGCGATTACATCAACGGTTAGTGCGAACACGCAGACACAAATAGAAGGTTTGGGAAGGTCAATAGAACAAAATTACGCTACCAAGACGGAATTAAGCCAAACAACAAGCAGTATCACGGCAACGGTTGAAGATGATATTGATGGCAAATTAAAAAGAACTGGAATAGACATTACAAGTAAAAAAATAACAATGTCAAGTGATAACACGGAATTTGTTAGTTCAACAGGCGATAAGACTTGGTTAATTGGTAAGGACTCGAATGGAAATGAAATATTTAGACTTGGTAGAAGTGGTAATAATTCGCCAATACTTCGCTTCAAAAAAACAAACGGCAGTTACACAAGTTATAATGAGTTCACAACAGACCACATTAACATAAATGGAGCAACTAGTTTTACTCCAACTTGCAGTGCTGGACTTGTAGCAGAAAATGGGACAGAAATACGTCTTGCACTATTGCAAGGGAACGCTTCCGCAAAATTAAAAGTGAATAACAGTACGCCTACTTTTACTCTAGAACGTGCAGGAACAGAATTTTACGTGAATATAGATGCAAGTGGAAATGTTCATATTGGAATTTTGAAAAACGGTCAAAGAGCACGTGACAATTGGCCTAGTTCAAGTCAAGTACAAGTTGGTGAAATATTTAAATCTGATAGTGAAATACTTGTAATTAAGGGATAATATGAAGATAATTAACAATAAACTAATACCTTTTGGCGATTTCCTTGCAATCAACTTGTTTGGTTATTGCTTTACTAAAAGAAACTTGAAGGATTGGCAAATTAGGCACGAAGAAATACACAGCGAACAGATGAAGGAATTACTATATATACCGTTCTATCTTCTTTACGCTATAGAGTTTATAATTAAACTGCCATTCTACAAGTTCAATTGGAATAACGCTTATAGGGCTGTTTCCTTTGAGCGTGAAGCGTATTATTACCAAGATTGGAGTTACTATATATCTTATAGGGAAAAATACGCTTGGAGACGATTTGTAATTAAAAAAAGTGGGTGCTAACTACCCACTTTTTGCTGTTATCAGATATTTATAATAAAGAATATTTTGAAAGTAAAATGAAAGATTATTTTAATTGGAATGAACTGCCAATAAAAGACCGTATAAGTTACTACGTTGCTTTTGGTTTAATTGGTAGTGGAATTATATTAGCGTTTCTTAGTTTCTTCTTAAACGCTTACAACATTGCAACTGGTGTTCTTATCTATATCGCTCAGTGCTTTGTAATTGGTGGTGGCTTGGTTGGTGCTAACGTCTATTTCAAAAGCAAGTGGTTAGAGTTTAACACCAACGCAAAAGATGAAATCAACAGAGAACTAGAAAGAAGATTTAATAGGGAATAGTTTATTTACATATTAATACATTATTTTTTTCACCGTTTGTTTCCAATTGTTGAAACAAACGGTTTTTCGTTTATATTTATTTTAAAAAGAAATATAATGAAAGAACAAATTAACAGAAACTACATACGCAAACTAGAACAGTTGAACGAAGGTAGAATAAATTGGGAAAAGTGGGATGAAATAGTAGAAATCACACGCAAGGAACTTGAAAAGATAGTGTCACAAACGAAAGTGGGTAAAGTAATTAAGCAAATGAACCATTACACTAAGAAAGTATATGGTTACAACTCCAATGGCGATTTGACTAAAGTTTGGAACAGCAAAGTTGAATGTGCAAAAGAACTTAATGTATCTGATTCTTTAGTACACAACTATTCTACAAAACTAGCAGTTGTAAAAGAAACGCTACTTTCCGCCACAGAACTAAAAAAAGATGTTGCTTTTGCACATTACCGTTTTGCAATCGAACACGGACTAGTTTATGGCTGGTCTTCAAAGAAAATTGGAAAACCATTATATCAGTATAACGAAGATGGTAAACTAGTAGCAGTGTGGGAAAAGGTAAGAGACTGGGCTTATCTTAATGGTTATTCAAGCGGTACTTGTTATGGCGGTGTTTTTACAAAAGGCGATAGAATCCACAAAGACAGACTAACAAGTTATAATCTATACGATGAAGAAACGGCAAAAGTAATATATAAGCACGCACAACCAATTAAACTATACAACAAAGACAATTGTGTTATGAATCCTTAAAAGTTACTCTGTGTTACCAACAAAATTTGGAATCCTCAGATATTATCCATATCTTAGCAAATGTAAGAGTTTCCTAAATAATTGTTAATGTTCTTTGTCAATTCAAGGAAATTTCGTACATTTACAACACAAGTTTAATTTTAAAAAAATAAGTTATGAGTAATCAAAAAACAAGTGACACAGAGAAAGTTAGAGTAATCAACTCAGTAAGTGAGAAGTTAAAAGAAAGAAAGTTGGATAAGCAAATTTCTTTAGTTAAAAGGCAAAAAACTCTAGATTTAAGGTACAAGAAAGCACTTACTTTCAATAGGGATTTCAAGTTGGAAGTTAGTGTTAGAAAGTCCGATAGATTTGGCGAAAGTGTGAGGACAAAAGAAGAAAAACAAGTAAAAGAAGAAAGTGACAAAGACTTTATTGCAGCCATTGAACAAGCAGATAAGACAAGTGAAATGGCAATTGCAACAGAACCAACTGATACAATTAACAACGGTGTTGAGATTCTGAAAAAGGCTATATCTTTTGGGATTACTTCTTTCAAGATTGACTTCTTTAAGGATAATAAGATAGAGATTAAAGAAGTAGGAAAGAAAGACGGTGTTAGTTACTTTTATTGTGTTGGTGTTGATTCATTTTTAAGTGTGGAATAGATGAAACAAGTTAAGATTAGGGATTTAAAAGAGTTTTCAAAATATGAAAAGATATATGATGAGAAAGATATAGTTCTTTTCAACTCTTACCAACTCAATAGTGAAGATGAAGTAGAAAAGGAAAAGGGAATAATGAGCAATCTTTACAGTGGTTGCTCAATCCCCTATTCTAGTTATACGTTCAATTCAAGTGAGCAACTTTTGTTTTTTGTGAACTTTGTGAAATGGGGCGAAAAGGCTTGCAAAAAGAACGGTGAAAGATACAAAGATGTTCCAAGTTTGGTTAGCACAATTGATTATTTAATGACCTTGAAGAATGGCAAGCAAGTTAAGTGTAATCCAAGAACAAAGTATTTCTTTGAAAACATACAAGGCTGGCGAAAAAGGGAATTTGGGCTAGAAAAGGCAAACACTATTGATTGGAAAGAAATGTATTTTGTTATCAAGTTGAAATACAAATATTGTGAGAAGTTCAGAAACGTTTTAGAAAAGTATAAAGACAAAGTATATTGTGAAAATAGTTTTTGGGGGGATAACTTCAACGGTGTTGTGTTTGATGAATCTATAGGGAAATATAGAGGGGTTAACGCTTTAGGTAGAGTGATGAAAAGAGTTTATTTGGAACGTGAGAAAATAATGAATGATGCAAGTATTTAGGTGCTTGCATCTTTTTTTTTTATGTTTTCCTTTGTGAGTTCAAAACTATTTGCTATCTTTGCAACCAAGTAATATTATTCACTTATAAACTAAAGATTATGAATACAAAAGAACAAGAAGCAAGGGAACGCTCAGAAATTGATTATGATGAGTATGCGCTTTTGACAGCGAGCAACTACAATGTTGATGATATTGATGATGAAGTCTTTGAAAAAGCAATCAAGGAATCCATTTATGAGGCTTATATGGTGCAACTATTCTTAGATGGTGATGAAGATGATGAAGATGGTTGCTACTGGCGTATTGATGATTACGATATATTGGAATCAGATATTAAATATGGCATAATAAAGAAACTCAAACTTGAATAATAAGTTAATGACTCCAATAGAGTAATAATTATTGTTTCACCAATTTAAATACTTACGATTATGGCAGAAGAAAAGAAAACAAGAAGAACCAATAGTTATTGGTTAAAAGAGATTCTTAGCAATGGCACTGACGCACAAAAGAAAGTGCTATTAGACTTGATTAACGACTATAAGAACGGCTTGGAACTTATAGAGTTGAAAAAACAACGTGATAGTCTAGACGCTAAGATTAAGAAACTTGAAAGCAAATAAAGGACGTTCCACCAAGGGAAGAAACGTTCAATTGTGAGCCGCTACAACAGTCTGTGATAGATAGTTGTAGTTTTAACTTTAAAAATATTGATATGGCAGAATATTGTTTAACGGTGCTAAGAAAAGGTTGGGTTAATATATCGTTTAACGGCTTAGAACACTTCTATTTTTCAAGTATAGAAAAACTGAATGTTTTTGTAGATGAAGTTACCAAAGTTCTAGGTGATGAAATGACCTACGAAAGAAGTGAATCATCAATAGAGTTTAAGAGTATCGCACAAGATGAATATAACAAGGGTAGTCTAACGTTGTATTGGCAAAAAATTAATTGGAATCCACCTCTAGAAGATATAAGACGTTATAGGATGAATTTGTAACCTTAGAATTAGCAAAATCTAATATTATTAAAATATTATATGCAAAAGGGGTGAAAATATAGTAAACTCCTATAGAAAATCACAACAAAAACACCCCTTTTAAAAAATATTTCTTACCTTTGCAGCAGAAAGTTAAACAATTAAAGATTATAGGTTATGAAAAAAGTGATTTGTTTTGCAAGAGTTTCAAGTCTTCACCAAGACTTGACCCCACAATTGACGGCTGTTAAGCGTGAAATTTTGCGTGATGGTTATAAAGAAGACGAAATTTTAGTTGTCAAGGGTAAGGAATCAGCAATTAAACTGAAAGAAGAAGAAAGACAAACCTTAAACGAAATGAAGCAGATGATTGAGGACTACCCAACCATCGAAGCAGTTTATTTTTTTGCGGTTGACAGATTGGCACGTAGAATGAGCGTTATAATGAGCGTAAAAGAATGGGCAGACGAACACAAGATTAACTTGGTTTTCCTCAACCCACAACTAATGAAAACTTGGAGAAGAAACGAAAAAGGTGAACTAGAAAAAGATAAGGCAACAGACTTGTATCTATTGTTATTGTCTTATGGTGCTCAAATGGAAATGCAAATAAAGCAAGAAAGATTCAAGGAAGCAAAAGCAATCAGAAGACAGCAGAACAAAGTAACAGGTTCTTTGTCCTTTGGCTACACTACCACTAACGACGGTACTATTACAATTAACAAAGATGAAGCAAAAGTAATTGAATGGGTGTTTAATTGCTACCTCATAAAAGGAATGTCACTTAACCAAATTTATAATGAGGGCGTAGAACTAGGCTATTGGGCTAGTCAGAAAAGCCGTACTGGTGGCGCAAGCAAAATCAGACACATACTATTGAATAAGCAGTATTGTGGGAAACCTTATGGCAAATTTAGTCTAACTTATCCAATCATTATAGATGAAGATAAAATAGACGCTGCAACCAAGTTAATGAGCGAAAAGAAAAAGGGTGAAAAGGTATATACTTCTAATATATACTACGCTAAATCAATTCTTCGTGACGAAGAAACAAACACTATATTAATTGCAGATAGAAACCATATCAAATACACCGCTGCAAATGCTAATACGAAATACGGTGTAAATATGAACGTAGCAGATACTTTAATTTGGAAGTCAGCCATTCAAACTAAATTTCAGTTGCTTTCTTATAGTGATGATAACGCAATCGAAGAAACAAAAAATACACTCAGTGAAGTATCTACTAAGATTGTAAACCTATCCAACTATATAGATAGAGAAATCAATCCCCAAATGGATAGAAACTATAATGCTTATATCAAGGGAAGAATCAGCGAAGAAACGTTTGAAATAAAAGATGATGATTTCAAGAAGCAATTGGAATCAACTAGAAAGAAGATACAAGCCTTAGAGAAACGAGAAATAGAACTTAGTAACGTATTAGCAGAACTAACTCAGAAAGAAACAAATGATATTGATATTACAACGCTTGAAGATATTAAAGACGATAAACAGCGGAAAGAAATAATAGATGAATGTATAGAGAATATGACAGTTAGAAAGATAAATGATAATTGGTATCTGTTTAAAGTATATAATAAGATAAGCAATGAAGCAGATATTTATTTGTATATACCACACGGAGGGACAAAAACAGAACTGTATGAGGTATTAGCACCAACAGAAGTAGAAAATTTCCAAGGCACTATAAAAGACGGTGTAGAATCTCAAGTGCTAATAGATATAAGTAATGAACTAGAGATAAGATTTGTCAGAGACAAAAAGTAAACAATATGGTAACCTAACAAGTTACCATTTTTTTATTTATATAAACCTTACAATAATCCCCCCTATCCCAAGAAAAATTGAATTGCTCTAAAATCCCCCCCTTCAAGTCTTCTTCACACAAAATGTAAAATCCAAAGTTCCACTTTGGAAGTATATATTAGACACATTCACCACAATCAAAAATAAGCCCATTTCCTGACGTTCTGAGACGTTATAATTAATGATGTGATAAACTATCCACAAAACAAATAAAAAGGCTTATACACAAAAAAACCTTAACTATCTATCTCAGACGGTTAAGGTGAAATAAAAACTTCTTTAAAAAATTATGGACGTTTGCAACTTGTAAGAATAATGGCAAAAGAAAAAAAAAAGTTGCAAACTACAAACATCTATATATAAATATATTCAAACTTCCAAAAATTACATTTTTTGTTGATTAAAGTGCAATTTGCCGTGACATTCCTTGCAAAGTGCCATTAGGTTATTGGGGTCAAGCAATCTGCCAAGTCTTTCCGCTTCCGTTAACCCATCATCAAAAGGACTGTTAATGTGGTGTATATCAGTTGCACATGTCACTTTTCCTTTTTCAAGGCACTTTTCACAAAGTGGATGGCTGATTAAATAACCTAGTCTTAGTTTCTTCCACTTGGAATTATTATATAGTTTAACCCTTAGTTTCTCCTTATCGGTACGGTTACGCTTTCGCTTGTTATCCCAACGCTTTTTCTTTTTACTGGGCAATCTTTTGATAAATGGCATTATACTTTTCTTTATATTCAGTTAGATTGAAATCAAACACTTTTGCATCTTTGAGTTTTAAACGGTAAACTAGTTTAGTTACTTGGTTACTACCCTTGCAAGTGTTCTTTTTCATTTCTATATAGTCTTTCTCAGACCTCTTAAACAGTTCGCTGTTTAAGTGCCAAATGGCAATTTTATTGCAGTTGGGATAGATTACAATATACAGTTTCTTATCGTTGTCCCACTGATTCATCTTATACCACTTTTCCCACTCAAAGAAACAATCAGAATTGGGAAACCACTTGGTTTGTGTGATTCTACTTTTTATCTCTATATCGTAGGTTTGAAGTTTACTTTTAGTTTGCGCTGTTAACTGTAAATCTATTCCGCAAAATTCATCTTCACCGTCTTTATAATCTGCTATCCACTTAACGCTACTAAACGAATCACAGAAAGCAGAAACTACAGTGTTATCAAGTTTGCTAAACTGTTGGTGAAGTGGCTTAGTTCTGTTACTTACTTGTACCATCTTCCAACCATTTTTCTACAGTGTTATTTATAGAATCTTGATACACTGTTTGCAGTGCCATTGAACTAGTAAAAATCTGCTTTTCCCTTAGTTCCAAGATTTGTTTTTTATACTGTATTTCCTTGGTTGTTTCGCCTACAAGATACAAGTTAAGGCAAATTGAAATTAGCAGTGAAACCACTGCAACAATTGATACTAAATACTTATTCATTTTTTCAAGATATTTTTTATTAATAGTTATTTCTTTTGCTTTCTATTAATAAATATATCTGAAAATTGAAAAGTTCACTTTTTGAAGTAGTTATTTTCAAAAACAGGAAACATTTTTTAGATTTGCCGTCGTTCATTGGTATTGCTGTTAGTTTCCTTGTGTTATAGTATTTAGTATTAAATTTGAACTATTGCAAAGATATAGATAATTTTTGTAAATTCCAAATTTTGAAGTATCTTTTTTAATTAGATTCTGTGCTTACGGAATCTTTCTTGAACGGTAGCCCTAATTAAATGGTCTTTGTCTTCCAAGTCTATAAAGCCATCTTTATATTGCTTTGTAAAGTAAGCACAAGCCTTGTTACAAAGTTCTAGTGATTGATTGCTACTTGGTATTTCCATTTCCTTGTATCGCTTAACTAGTTCCTTGCACTTTTCCAATACTGTTGCATCAAGTTTATTGGTTGGACGTGTATCGCTAATGTATCTTTTTTCAACGTTTGTTGGTATAGCACTTGCAGTTTCTATCTTTTTCCCATCAACGTTAACGACCAACTTCTGTTGAAGTTCCTTTTGCTTTTCTTCTTTCTCTATTTCCTCAACTTCTTTAGCAACATTCTTGATTTTCTCTGTTTCATCAACACCGCTGTTGCTAGAAAGTACAAAATCCAAATATTCCAAGTCCTTATCGCTTTCCGTTGGTGCTGCAACTTCCACGAAGTCTGGATTTGGTGTTTCCTGACGTTCTAGGACGTTTTCACTAGTGTTGCTTGGTATTTCCTCACTGATTGGATTATCAACGCTTGTAGGGTTGTTTCCAGTCGTATCTTGGTTTTCAACAGTTGTGGCGGTGTAGGTTACTTTAAAGTCCTTGGACTTGTAATCTACCGTTTCAAGGTGTAATTCCTCATTCTTGGTGATTGTGTAAATGTGGTATTGTTCAAAGTCCTTGAATCTCTCAGTATTTACACGGAAAAAGTTAACTTGTCTTTTGCCGTTCTTTTTTGTAAATCCAACAGACTTAACTTGAAGTAATCCGTACTGATAGAGACTTTCCAAAACTGCAATAGTTAAGTTCTTACCCATCTTGAAGTCGCTTTGCAAGTCTTCATTAGTTCTGAAAAAGTAACCGTCTGAATCAGCAAAGACACTTGAAAGTTGTAGAAGCACTGTTAAAGCGTTTCTAAGGTTATTGTCTAGAGCAAAAAAAAGATTAGTTGGAACTGCAATAAAGTTATAGTTCAAGTTCCTTGAAGTGTTTGCGTTTGTATTTTCCATTGTTTTGAAGTTTTTATAAAGTTAGTTTCAAAAAGGGTTGGGACTTCCATTTATAAAAACTTCATTTATCAAATGTTGAAGTCCCATTGCCCTTGTGTCTATTAATAAATATCTTGAAAGTTTGAAAAGTATCACTTTTCTGAAAGTTTTTTTTCTTTTTTCTAAAATATAATCTTTTCTTGGAGAAATTCAAGTCTTTTTTTCAAAAAAAGTTTTTCTTTCTTTAAGTTCTTGCTGTTACAGTATATACTTTTTCTTTCTTTCAATTAATATTAATTTAAATAATTGGGAAAAGTCTTATTAATAGACTTTTCCCTTATATATTATATTAAAATATTATCTTTTTATATTATTATTTAATTATATTATTATCTTATTATATATATAGCGTTTACTTTGTAACAGCCTTTTTAAAAAAACGTGTTACTGAGTAACAGACTTTTGAAAAATACTATAGATTTATAATAAAATTATTTCCTGAAAAAAAGTTAAAGTCCTTGGTTATCTCAATTTTTTTTCATATCTTTGCAATGTTCTCAAATGAAAAGTGAGATTATCAAGGTTGGTATTAAGATTCCTTGGATAACTTTTAAAAAGCACTTTCAATTGAAATTTCACCGAAATTAAGTAGCGTGAAAAACACAATATCAGTTGAGATTAATTTGATTTCAAGTTCAATTAACTTGAAGTGGTTCTTATTGACTCTTATACAATCCTAACTATTAGGTGTATTTAATATTATTTTTAATTTTAATTTTATTTTTTATGGTAGAATATATAGCAACAAAAGATAATCAAATGAAGTTGTACGACCACTCAATAAATGAGTTTGTAGATTTCGATAGAAAAAACATTTTGCACGTTATGGCAGTCAAAATGAAGTTGCTAATTAACGCTGCAAACACTCTATTAGATGCTTATTCAAGAATCGAAAACGGCAAAACTATTAGTGATTGTTCAACAGATGTTGATGATACTGATAACTTGGAAACTTATTGGCTAGATTCCTATTTCACAGATGATGAATTAGGGATAAACGCAGCCAAACACGACCAACTTTGTATGCAAGTTGATGAAGATGGAAATTGGGGCTAATCACCTCTTAGTCTAAAAATGGAAACGGCTTAATTGTCGTTTCCATTTTCTTTATTGATACTTTTCGATTTTCGTTTATATTTATTTTAAAAGTATCAATATATGAGTAAAAACGATTATTCTATTTCTACTGTAAAATACTTAAACGCAGTTAGAAAGTACCTAAAAGAAAAGTACGGAAAAGTAAATAGTGAGTGGGAACAAGTCTTAGAGATTCTAGCAGATAACGTTGAACTATACCAACAGTGCAAGACTAGTATAAAGAACGATGGTTTAATGTTAGTTGCAAAGAACGGTGCTTATACGAAAAACCCACTTATCAAAGTCCAACTAGATGCACAAATACAAATCACCAAGTTACTTACTGAATTTGGATTGACACCAAAGGCAGCAGCAAAAATAAATCTTCCAAGTGATGATGAAGATGAACTAAAAGAGTTGCTAGGTGATTAATATAGATTCAAGATATACAGATTATCCACTTAAAGTTTTGAGCGGTGAAATAGTTGCTGGCGAGTTGATAAAACTCGCTTGCAAACGTTTTATGTCTTATCTAGAATCTGATTCAATCATCTTTGATGGAAAGAAAGCGGACAAAGTAGTTAACTTTATACAGAAACTAAAACTTTCAACTGGTAAGTTCGCACATAAGAATTTCGTACTTTCAGAGTGGCAAAAGTTTGTTATCTATTACGTTTACGGACTAGTTTACAAAGATAGTGGATTAAGGGTAACAAGGGAACTATATTTGCAATTAAGCCGTAAAAGTGGAAAAACAGCCCTTGCAAGTGCGATGGCTCTATATCACTTAGTGGCAGATGGAGAAAATGACGGTCAGATAATCTTTGCGGCAAACAGCACAGCGCAAGCGCAACTAGCGTTTACAATGGCTACCAATTACGTTAGTTATATAGACCCCAAAGGAAAGTATTTCAAAAAGTACCGTGATAGTATCAAGTTTCCGTTAACCAAATCAATAATGAAAGTAGTTTCGGCAGAAGCAAACCGACTTGATGGGTTAAATATCAGTGCGGCTGTTATAGACGAATACCACGCAGCACCAAACAACGCAGTTTCAGAGGTGTTAAGCAGTTCTGTAGGAATGAGAACACAGCCACTTATTATATATGTAACAACTAGTGGTTTTGACTTAACGTCACCTTGTTACACAATGAGAAACACTTGTGTTGAACTGTTGCACGGAAAAATCAAAGACGATTCACTTGCAGCGTTTATTTTTGAACTTGATGAAAATGACGATATAGAAGACCCTACCAATTGGCAGAAGTGCCAGCCAAACTTAGGTTTGACAGTAACGGAAGACTATATTAAAAGCGAACTTGTCAAGGCAAAAAACAACCCTTCTTTAATGACAAACTTTCTCACCAAGATTCTTAATAAATGGTGCGCAAGTGCGATTGGCGAATGGATTCCAAGTGAATACCTGTTGAAATGTTCAGAACGTGTAAACCTAGAAGACCACAGCCACAACGTTTGTTATATTGGCTTGGACTTGTCGAGCGTTTCAGATATGACAGCAATTTCAGTTCTTATCTTTGATAACATCAATCAGAAATATATATTTAAGAACTATTACTTTCTACCTCAGACAGCCCTGGAAGAATCAAGTAACCGTGAAAAGTACAGAAACTGGTATCAGCAGAAATATTTAGACCTCACAAGTGGAAACGTTGTGGACTACGAATATATACTAAACAAAATTCAGCAGATAAACAAGACGATTCCAATACAAGCAATCAGTTACGATAGTTGGCAATCGACAGCCCTTATTATCAAGTTAACTGAATTGGGTTTTAACTGTGTACCATTTTCACAAAGCACTGGCTCAATGAATCGCCCAACACGACACCTTGAAATGATAGCAAGAAATGGGCACTTGATTTTGGATGATAACCCAATAACAAGATGGATGTTTGCCAACTGTGAACTGCGTGAAGACTATAATAACAACGTCAAGCCAATCAAACTTAATAAAAGCAGCGAAAATAAGATAGATGGAGTTGCAGCCATTTGTGATGCACTAGGGCACTACCTCACTGAAACACATTATGACAACTGTATTATATAAGCAAGTGATTTTTCACTTGCTTTTTTTATATTTTTCGACTTATCAAAATATTTATAGTTAAGTAAATAATTTGGATAAGAAAAAAGGATAAGAAATGAAATTTTTCGGTAATGGTTTGGGTTGGAACGGAAACCAACCAAAAGAAGAAAAACGTGAACTTTCTTATGTCGGTTGTAATGCTAGCGGTGCTTTGCCTTTTTTCCCTTTGTCTAACCAACATTCAGCAATGAATCTAAGTGCAGTTTATAGGGCTGTTGAACTTATCAGTAACTCTATTGCAACACTTCCAATTAAGATTTTGATTGAAGACGAAAGCGGAAAGAACGAAGCGGACAAACACCCACTTAATTACGTGTTCAGTGACCGTAACAAGAACAACTTGATAAGTAAGTTTACAATGATGAAATTACTAGTTCAATCCGTACTACTTAGGGGCAACGGTTTTGCACTTGTAGAACGTGCTAAAGATGGTACAGTTAAGGGACTTAGGTATTTAGAGCCAACAGATGTAATTATCAATTACGACAAAGTAAAGAATGAACTTTATTACGATGTTCCAATCATCAAGCAGCGTGTAAGACCAGGCGAAATGATTCATTTGGTAATGTTCAGTTACGATGGAATCAAAGGTTTGTCAGTGTTGCAAAACGCTGCAAGGTCACTAGGAATTGCACAAGCAAGTGAAAACGCTGCAAAGTCTTTCTTTGACAATGGAATGATGATAAACGGAATCTTGAAAGTCCAAGGCCCTGTGAATCAGAAACAACGTGAAGACCTAAGAGCCGCTTGGAATGAGACTTACACTGCAAACGGTAGTGGTATAGCGATTCTTCAAGGCAATATGGACTATCAGACAATCCAACTTTCAGCAAAAGAAAGTCAGATGTTGGAAAGCCGACAATTCAGTGTAACTGACATTGCAAGGTTTTTTGGAATATCCCCAGTGCTACTTGGTGACTTGACAAAAGCAAGTTATTCAACACTTGAAGCAGTTCAAAATGACTTCTTAGTACATTGCTTGCAGCCTTATATTGTGATGATAGAAAACGAGTTTAACCGTAAACTATTAAAACAATCAGAATCTAATTTAAGTATTACACTAGAGACAAACGAGATACTGAGAACTGACAAATCAGCACAATCTAATTACTATTCAACTTTGATTTCAAGCGGTGTAATGACAATCAACGAAGTACGAAAAGAACTAGGTTTTAACGGTATTGGTGAAGATGGGGATAAAAATATAATACCCTACAGTGATATTGTAGCAAACACCATCAATGGTGATAATAATAATGAAAAACAAGATAACGAATAATGAAAAGGGTTAGAAATTCAGATATTAATTTTAAGATTAATCCTAAGTTAGTCAACTTGAAAAACTTTAGTATTAAGTTTTACACAGTAAACAGCCAACTATATTTCTTTGCCAAAAGCCAAGATGATGTTATAGAAGTAGAGCGTGAAGCAACCATTTACGACGAAGATGTAATAGCAAGTGGGGGCACTGTTGTAACAGACTATTATCTTAAATTGGACTGGTCACAACTTGTTTATATTGGCGAAGGTGTACTCAGTTGGAAAGCAATTAATAACACCAAAGACACAGATTACCCAGATACTTGGTATAATAGAATGGTTGAACGCACAACCGAATATTACATTGACAGTGATATTAAGGTAGAGCCAGCCGAAGAAAAAAGTGTAGTAGAAAAACTTGCAGAACTTGATACAAGACTAGGTATTGAAGGTGTTGAACGTACAGAAGCAGATGAATATATTAGCGGTGTAGTAGATTCCTATATTGCAAGTAATGACGAAGCACTTGCAAATGAAATCGAACGTGCTATCAGTGCTGAAACTGACTTGAATATTGCACTTAACGATGAAATTGTACGTGCTACAACCAAGGAAAATGAACTAACTGATTTGCTCACAAAGTTACGTCAAGACCTAACAGACGAAAGCGAAATTAGAAATAGTGCAGACACTTCAATTTGGAACGCTATAAACGCTGAAATTCTACGTGCTGTTTCTGCTGAAACCTCACTTGATTTAAAGATAGACGATTACAAGATAAGCAACAATCAAGCACTTTCAAATGAGGTTCTTAGAGCAACTAGCGCAGAAACCAGGATTGCCAACGATTTAGCGGCAGAAATCACACGTTCTAGCAATGAGGAATCAAGGATAGAAACCAAACTTGATAATGAGGTTACAAGGGCTACCAATAGAGAAAACGAAATAACGGCTACAGTCGCTTCAAATCTTCACACCCTTACAACTGCAATAGAGAACGAAGAAGCACGTGCAAAAGGGCAAGAAACAGCCTTAAACGCAAAGATTGAAGTGGAAATAAGCAGAGCAACAGCAAAAGAAGACGCAATCAGTGGCGCAGTTCAGAACTATATAGTTAATAATGACAACGCACTTGCAAACGAAATTATACGTGCTACTTCTGCTGAAACTGCAATCAGTGGTGTTGTTTCTAACTATATTTCTTCTAACAATCAAGCACTTTCAAACGAGGTTAGCAGAGCAACAGCAGAGGAAACAAGACTAAACAACGCTATAACAGCAGAGACAGCAGCAAGGGAAAGTGAAGTATCAAGGGCAACTAGTGAAGAAAGCAGAATTGAAAGCAAGGTTGAAAACTATATCAGTAGTAATAACACAGCACTTTCAAACGAAATCACAAGGGCTACTTCTGCTGAAACCAAGATTGCAACAGATTTGGCAAATTATATTGCTAGTAACGACCACGCACTAGGTGATGAAGTTTCAAGGGCAACGGAGAAAGAAAACATTATTAGTGGCAGACTTGAAAGTTATATATCTACAAATGATTCCGCACTTGCAAATGAGGTTAGCAGAGCGACAACAGAAGAAAGCAGAATCGAAGCAAAGATAAATGACTATATTTCTACAAATAACACAGCACTGCAAGCAGAAGTAACAAGGGCTACAAGTGCTGAAACTCAGATTTCAAGCAATCTGTCTTCTGAAATCAACAGAGCAACAGCGGCAGAAAGCGCACTTGATACTAGAATAGATAATTTGGTAACTAGTACGTCTTCCAACCTTAACAATGAGATTGCAAGGGCAACAGCACAAGAAAATGCTATAAGTGGAAAGTTAGATACCTATATCAGTTCTAATGATTCCGTACTTTCAAATGAAATTTCAAGGGCTACAAACGCTGAAAACGGTATTAGTGGAATCGTTTCAAGTTATATAGTATCTAATAACAAAGCAATCAACGATGAAGTTATACGTGCTACTAGTGCTGAAACCAAGATTGCTACAGACCTTGCAAACTATATAGCAAGTAACGACCATCTTTTAAGTGATGAAGTTTCAAGGGCTAGCGGTGAAGAAAGTAGGATTGAAACCAAGATTGATAACTATATAGTATCAAATAATAATAGTGTAAGTGAGTTAACAACAGCACTTTCAAACGAGGTTAGCAGAGCAACAGCAAAGGAACTTGAATTAAGTGGATATATAGATACAAGGGTAGAACAAATTATAAGTGGTGCTCCAGCAGCCTTAGACACACTTTTGGAAATTGCAGATAAACTTGCAGATGATGATGATGCAATAGCAGCAATCATCAACGATATAACAGCAGAGACAAGCGCACGAACAGCAGCCGACACCACTATACAAACTGCCTTGGATGCTGAAATATCACGTGCTACTGGTTCTGAAAACTCAATTACCAATTCACTTAATAATGAAGTATTGAGGGCTACAAGTGCTGAAACACTGATTAGCAGTAACTTAACAAGTGAAATTAACAGAGCAACAGCAGCAGAAAGCGCACTTGATACAAGAATTGATAATTTAGTTACTGGAACTACCAATAACCTAAATAATGAGATTTCAAGGGCACAAACAGCAGAAAATGGAATTAGTGGAATAGTATCTAATTATATAAGTTCAAATGATTCTGCTTTATCTGCTACCAATAAGTCTATTAATGACGAAGTAACAAGGGCTACAGCAGTTGAAAATGGTATATCTACTAATCTTAATACAGAAGTAACACGTGCTACTAGCGAAGAAAACAGAATTGAAACAAAGATTGATAACTATATCACTTCTAATAATAGTGCTTTGGCAAATGAAACACTTAGGGCTGTTAGTGCAGAAACTACATTAAGTGGAAGAATTGATTTACTAACTGGTATTACTGATACTATCTTTGGCGAAACTGTGAGAGCAAGCCAAGCAGAATCAGTACTTAGTGGAATGATTGAAAGCCTATCAAGTTCTACAACTAATGATATTGCAGCAATTAGTGGTGTAGTAAATTCAAATTACACAACTTTATCAACTGCAATTAATGATGAAGTAACAAGGGCAACGGCAGTAGAAAATACTTTAAGTGGTGCTATTGATACGAAACTTGGTATATCAGACTTTAATAGTTATTCTGCAAGTGTAGATTCAGATTTAACTGTTATAAGTGGTGAAGTTGACACTAAGTTAGATATTACAGACTTTAATAGTTATTCTGCAAGTGTATCAACATCAATTGCAGCAAAAGCAAATTCAGCAGATGTTTATACTAAAACAGAAGTAGATAATTTAATTGAAAATATCGACATTTCCGAACAACTTCAAACACTTATTACAAGGATTTCAGAATTAGAGACTATTGTTAATGACTTGCAAAATGGAATTAGTGCAGGAGATTATTAAATAACGTTTGGGTGTATAATAGCACCCAAACTTTAAATATAAAATATCAATTATGACAAAGAACGTTAATTATCTTAGCCAAAAGAAAAGTAAACAAGTAGTAAACGGAATGCCAAAGTTACCGCTTGCAACAGATTTGAGTGATGGAGAACTAGCCATTAATTACGCAAAAGGAGTTGAAACAATAGCCATTAAAAATGATAGTGGTGACGTTGTAACATTTTCGTCAGATAACTATATATCTACCAACTATTATAACAAGTCTGAGGTAAACGATTTGATTAGTGCAAGCAGTGGTGGTAGTGGTGGCACTTATATTACTGTTAATGCTGATTGGGATGAACAAGATGAGGATGCGCCATCTTTTATACTTAACAAGCCTTTTGGCGAAAGTGATAGTACAATTAATATATATAACAATCCAACTAAAGTTTTAGCGCAGTGTGGGCAACATTGTTTTGGTGATATGAATAATGGTTTATATCTAAGTGAATCAATAATAGATGGTAATGTTTATATTGTTAGTGTTAATGGCTCTGAATTTGTATTTACAGCGAGTACTAATGATGGTTTAATTAACTTAAATTGGAATGGAAACCCAAGCACAGTTGAAACAGTAGCAGTATGGGGTAATAGTACAAATGTATGTATTAGTATAAATGATTCCTTGTTAAATGGAAATACAAGTACTGCATCAATATCAATTACAAGAAAAGGCAATTATATTAAGAAATTAGATAATAAATATCTTGATTTAAGTGATTATTACACAAAGACTGACCTTGATGCAAGAGACCTTTGGGTAAGCGGAACAGGTTTAAATTCTGTTGTATTAAAGGGTTCAAGTGGTACAGCAAGTGGTGACTATTCTGTGGCAGAAGGATATAATACAACAGCAAGAGGTCATTACAGCCACGCAGAGGGCTTATACACAATTGCAAGTGGTAGTTGTAGCCACGCAGAAGGATATAATACAACTGCAAGTGGTTATTCCAGCCACGCAGAAGGTGATAGTACTGTAGCAATGGGTGAGTCTTCTCACGCTGAAGGATATGGTACAAAAGCAAGTTTTTATTACAGCCACGCTGAAGGTAGTGGTACAACAGCAAGTAACAATTCTAGCCACGCTGAAGGAAGTAATACAAAAGCAATGGGTGAGTCTTCTCACGCAGAAGGTCATTATACAGAAGCACATAACAGTTCTAGCCACGCTGAAGGAGACCATACAACAGCAAATGGTCCTTATTCTCACGCAGAAGGTTCTTATACAAAAGCAAATGGTTCATATTCACACGCAGAAGGTGGTAGTACAATAACAAATAATCAGTCAGAGCACGCAAGTGGTAGATATAATGTAAGTTCTAAGGCTAGCAATACTTTTGGCAACAGTGGAAATACTTTATTTAGTGTTGGCAATGGTACTGATAATAATGCAAGGCACAACGCTTTTGAGATTAGGCAGAATGGAGATATCTATATATCAAGTGGCGGCACTACCACAAGCCAAATGATTAAGTTGCAAGACAACTTAGGTGGTAATATAGACTTGGAAACTTATGCAAAAAAAGACTGGGTAACGTCAAATTATGCGACCAAATCAGAAGTTCCAATTATATGGACTGGTACACAAGCAGAATACGATGCAATTGAAACTAAGGATAGTTCAACTATCTATTTAATAAAATAATATAGATGATTAAGATAGAAACTACTGAGGTAACTAATATAATGATAGGTGAATCCCAAGTACAGAGGATGTACTTGGGCACTAATCTAGTTTGGGAACACAATAAAGAAATACCAAGTTGATATTTGTAATTAATATAATAAACAATCTAATATTATGGAAAAGGAAATTAGGAATATAAATAATCAGATTAAGCGTAGCAATGAGGAATCAAGACTAGTTGAGGGTGTTGCAGTTGTTTTTAATTCCGATTCACAAGATATGGGATTTGTGGAAAGGATTTACCCTAGTGCAATTACACAAGAAACAATTAATAATAGTGATGTTTTTGTGTATCTTAACCACGATTCAAGTAGGGGTGTGCTAGCACGTTCACGTTATGGAATGGGCAGTTTAACACTTACACTTGCTGACGATGGTTTGCACTATTCTTTTGAAGCACCCCAAACGGCACTAGGTGACGAATTACTAAGTTATCTAAGTAGGGGCGAAATCAATACAAGTTCTTTTGCTTTCACCTTACCAAAAGAGGGTGGCGATAAATGGTACAGAGCCGCAGACGGTACTTTAAGACGTGATATAATGAAAATTGATAGATTGTACGATTGCAGCCCAGTGTTTGAGCCTGCTTATTTGGCTACGTCTGTATCATCAAGAAAGTTGGATGATATAAAAGCAACTGACGATAAACTTGAAGCACTTAGAAAAGAGATTGAAGAAATTTAATCACTTTTTTAATTAATGTAATATTTATAATAAAATAGACCTTATGACTAAACTAGAATTGAAAGAACGTGCTTTAGAGATTATCGACAATGCCAAAAAAGAAGTACGTGATTTAACAGACGATGAAGTTAAGGAAATCGACACCATCAAAGAGGAAATCAAAGCACTTGAAGATGATGAAGAAAAAATAGATGAAAAAACAATACCAAACGAGGAATCAGAGAAAGAAGATGAAGTAGAAAACAAGGAATCTACAGAAGATGAAATCAAAGAGGAATCAGAAGACGAAGAAAAACAAGACAGAAACATAACTAATAATTCTAATATTAGAAAAACAATGAACAAAGAATTTAGACTTATTAAAGCAATCCGTGATATTGCTAACAATCGTTCAATGGACGAAGTAACCAAGGCAGTTGCTAACGCAGGTGCAGAGGAAATGAGAAAGAGCGGTCTTTCTTTCGGTGGTCAGATTCAGTTACCACTCGAATCAAGAACTATTGCAGTTCAAGGTGATGAAGGAATACACGACGAAGTTGTGGAAACTGAGTTTACCAATATCCTAGAGCCACTTAGAGCAAAGAACGTGCTTGTCGAGGCAGGTGCAAAGTATCTCACTAACTTGGTTGGTGATGTTCAGGTACCTATTATGTCAGCAACTAACGTTGGTTGGGCTGGTGAGGTTGCAGACGCAGCAAGTGGAGACCCTAGTTTTTCACACGTAACTTTGCAGCCAAAGAGACTTACCGCTTATATCGACCTTAGTAAGCAGTTTATTGCACAAGATTCACTTGCAGCAGAGCAGTTAATCCGTGAAGACTTGGTTAAGGCAATCAATAACAAACTTGAGGCTACTATACTTGGTTCTGAGAGTGGTAGTACTACACAGCCAGAGGGAATGTTTAACGCAATCTCAGCAGACAACGTTTCTAACTTTGCTGATATTGTTGCAAAAGAAGCAGACATTGAAGACGCTAATGTTAACGGTGAATGTGTTTATGTGATGAGTAACAAGGCAAAGGCAGCACTTAGAGCAATGGCAAAGAGCACTAAATCAACTGAGTTGGTATTTGAGAATGGTGAGGTTGACGGAACTAAAGCAATTAATACGTCACACGTTGGTGGTAAGAAATACCTTTACGGTGACTTCTCTAACCTTGCAATTGGCCAGTGGGGTGCAATTGACTTGACTATTGACCCTTATACACTTGCAAGAAGTGGCCAGATTAGAATTGTGGTTAATGCTTACTTTGACGCTAAGATACTTAGACCAACTGCTTTCGTTGCAGGTGCTTTAGCGTAAGCAATTATTAATAATAATCAAGTATCAATATAGACAATGTATATACAATTATATCAAGTTAAAAAACACCTTAATATAAATGAAGATTTTCGTGATGACGATGAATATTTAATGTCACTTGTTGAGGTAGCCGAAAAGGTAGTAGAAAAGAATATTGATACTTCTCTAAATTTACTTGAAGATGGGGACGGTTTAATACCATCCCCATTGATTCAAGCAATGTTGCTATTAATTGGTAACTTCTACGCTAATAGGGAATCTGTTGCTTTCGCTAGTTCAAGTGAAGTACCGCTGTCTTACAATTATCTGATAGACTTATATAGAAACTATAGAGGTGAAGACCTTAAAAAGAAAAAGTGTCTTGAATGTCACTTGAAACACAATAAAGAGGAAAAAGAAAAAGAAGATGAAAAGGGCAGGACTTTTAACCAGGATAATCAAGATTCTAGCACCGACAACAACGGTTAACGAATATGGTGAACAGATACAAAATTATAACTTGAAGTACACCACAAGGGCTAGAGTTATACACGACAGCGGAAGCAGGACAAACGAAAACGGTGAAATCTTCTACCCTTATCAAAAGACTTTCAATATACGTTCTTATGTTCCAATATCTGAATTTGACTTAATAGAGTTTGACGGTAAGAGATACAGAGTAATTACAATTGAAAATAGGATTGAAGACAATAACGACAAACTTGTTATAACAGAGTTAATAAACGACTAACCAATGGCAGAATTTGTAACAACTAAATTTAGTGACGGTGGTTTTACCTACTTCTTACAGAATGTCAAAGGCAGCAAACTAAAGACAGCCTTAAAGAGTGGTTTAAGAAAGTCACTTGGTATAATCAAGAAAAAGGCTGTTGAGAACTTAAAAGGTATTTCTTTCAAGAACGGCAAAAACCTAGATACCAAGGGAAATGTAGTTTTCAAAAACAGTTATGGGACAAGATATGTTGTAGCACCATTTTCAAAGGGCGTAACTATCAAGTTGAAGAAAGACGGTAGTAGTGGACGTGTTGAGATTATCACAAAGGACAGTGATAAAAATTGGAATCCAATACTAAAGATGATAGAAGCAAGCAAGGGTGACAGAAAGACAAGCGGCAACAGTCACAAGGGAATCAAGCGAGGTAGAAAAGCACATTCCACTGGTTCTATTGCTCACACTTTCTTTACTTCTGCTGTCCAATCTACGAAGTCGCAAGTGCAACAGAGTTTGCAGAAGAACTTAGACGAAGCAATAAACAAAGCGAGAGAAAAATTTTATAAGTAATGAAGGAAACAAGTATTTCGGTTAACAAACATCTATACCAACTTTTAATATCTGATGAAAGACTAAAAGAGTTGGTAGGGAATAAGATTTATCCGTTAGTCGCTGAGGAAAGTGTAACTTATCCGTTTATTATCTTCACCAAAGAAAACGCTTTTGCAAACTATACTAAAGACTTGCTTACTTACGACACAGTTAATATCAGTGTGGCAATTGCAGCAGTTAACTACTTTCAGACTGTAGAGATTGCAGAGAGGGTAAGACAGATATTAGAGAACTATAGAGACAGTTATTTTTTTAATATCCTACTTGATAACGTCACAGAAGATTTTGTAGAAGATACCTATATACAGCAACTTCAATTTTCAGCGAAAATCAATATACAATACACAACTGATTCAGAAAGCGAGGAATCAGATACAAACAACTAATAATAAGACCTTAAAAAATACTAGTATTATGGCAAATATAATGGGTGAACAGATACAGTTATTTCTTAGCGGAAAAACTTTGGCTTGTGCAACATCTTGCAGCGTTAATATTTCTACTGACGATATAGATGTATCTTGCAAGGATTCAGCAGGCTTTAACAGCACAATCCCTGGCCGTGTAACTTGGACTGCAAGCAGCGACAATCTATTTGTGCTTGAAGACTTCAATAAACTTGTAGATGCAATGTTAAACAAGACAGTTCTTACACTTGCTTTTGCAACGGTTAAGAACTTCGGCAGCAAGACAGCACCTGACGCAGACGGTCACGTAGTACCAACTGGCGGTTGGACTTCTAGCGACGATATGTATTACGGACAAGTTACAGTGTCTTCTATTGACTTATCAGCAGATAACGGAAGTGTTGCAACTTATTCCGTACAGTTCAATGGACACGGTGCTTTGGCTAAGAAATCTAACTAAGACAAATCTTAAATCAATAAAGAAAGCAGAAGAAAGCAAAGTCTTCTGCTTTTTATTTTTTATAATTTCCTTACTTTTTGTTTTTCAGAAATATTTATTGTAAAAGTATCAATAATGACTATTACAATTAACAACAAGGAAATTAATCTAAAGAAAACTTTCAGAAGTGTTATTGCTTACGAACAAGCGATGAAGACTTCTTTTAACCCTACTACAATCACTGAAACAATAATGTACTTCTATTGTGTTATTATCGCTTCTGATGCAACGTTAGAAATCACCTACGATGAATTTATCAGTTGGCTTGATGATAACCCACAGACGTTGCAGGAGTTTACACAGTGGCTTATCAAGGTGAATGAGGTAGAAAGTACCACAACAAAAAAAAAGACCGTGAGAACAGCAAAGAAAGCGTAATTTCATTCACAGAACTATTCCAATTGGTATGTGTTCAATATGGTATTGTTACAGTACCATATTTTTTAGACGAAATGAAACCTTACGAACTATCTATTATCTGTGATTCACTACATTTGCGAACAAAGGATAGTTGGGAACAAGCAAGGTTGATAAGTTATATGGTTGCACAAGTGAACAGCAAGAAAAGGCTAAAGCCAACGGACATTATAAAGTTTGCTTGGGAACAGTCAAAAAGTGATAAATCCAAGGTATCACAAAGTGACAGTCACGCTTACACGGTTGAAGAGGTTGAAGCAATCAAGGCAAAAGCACTACAGAGAGAAAAAGAACTAAAAGAAAAAGGGATAATCTAATATGGCAAATCAGTTAAAAGAGGAACTAATACTATCAACGCAACACTTTGATAAAAAGATAGATGATGTTATTAAGCAAGTCAACAAGTTAAAAGCACAAGGCTCAAAGGTTGGTGACGGCTTCAATGGCTCAATGGGCAAGATGATTCAACGTGCTACTGGCTTCAATGGTTCAATGGGGTCACTTATTGGGGTAGTAGGTAAGTTCAGCGGTGCTTTGGGTGTTGCTGTTTCTGCTGGTGAAGCGTTTAATAAATTGCTACATTCTAGCCAAACTTTGGAAGACGAATTTGGCGCAGTTCAACAGCAAGTTAATACGGTTGTAGATAATTTCTTTCAGTCACTTGCAAGCGGTGATTTCTCACCATTCCTAAACGGTATTGACAACATTATCAATAGGGCTAGGGACGCTTACGACGCAATGGATAATTTGTGGAATATGGCGCAATCTTACAGCACACAGAACGCAAGACTTAACAACCAATTCCAAAAGAATCTGTTGGAGATTAGACAGAAAAAAGGCAGCAAAGACCCAAACGACCAAAAGAGGGTTAAAGAACTTACCGCACAGAATCAGCGTATAATCAAACAGCAAGCAGATGGGGCTAACAAACTTTACGACCAAACAATCAAGGGTTTGCAATTAAGGATAATGAGCGGCACTGGTATGAGGGTTAAAGCAAGTGGCGGCCTAATTAGTTCAATCTTGGAAAGTGACATTAACGATATGGGCGGTAACAGAAAGAAGTTTGCAAGCCAGTATCAGAAATATTTAGACGAAAGAACAAAACTAGATAGAAAAGCAGAAAAGAAACAAGGTGACTTGTTTATGGGTAAAACTGGTGTTAACTATCAGAAACAATCACTTGAACTTGAAAAGAAATACGGTCAAGCAATAGTAGCAAACTATCTTCTCAACAGACTTTCAGACGATGAACTTAAAGAGTATAACGACCAACTCAAACAAGGTTTAAGTTACCAAGGCCAATCAATCGCCAACGCTTCAAAGTTGCTGAGATATACCAAAGAAACAAACGAAGCAGCAAGCAGCGGTAAGGGTGGCGGAAAAAGTGGCGGAAAAAGTGGCGGTGGCTCTAGTAAACCACAATACGCTGTTGGCTCTGTTGGATATTGGGAAGGTTTAATTAGAGACTTACAACAGAAAATTAAGTTGCAAGTTGATTCAAGTGAAATTGCAAAACTTAACAAGGAACTTTCGCACGCTAGGGCACAACTTTCGGAGTTAATGAGACCAACCAAGAAACTTGATTTGGATTTGTCGAAGATGAAACCAAACTTTGGAAGTGCTACCAATATAACAACTGAACTAAACAAGTTCCTTGAAAGAAAACCGTTAGACGTTTCAATTGATAAGAAATCCTTCAAAGAACAGTTTGACGAAGCAGCAGACAAAGTAGGACAAGTTACAGACAGTTTCTTTGCTTTTGATGGCGTTATAAGTGATATTGAATCACTTTCTTTTGCACTTGGTGAAGGTGCTAACGCTTGGCAAATCTTTATTGGTGTACTGCAAACTGGTATGGGTATTTTGCAAACAGTTGGAAGTGTTATACAAACCTTAACAACCTTGCAAGAAATCTTCGGTGCTACTTCAACAGCAGCAGCGGCACAGAGCGCAGCAGCAAGCGAGACGGAAGCGGCAGCGGCAGTAAGTAATACAGCAGCAAAGAGCGGTGAAGCAATTGCAAGTGCAACTGCAAGTGGCGCCAAAATGCCATTCCCACTAAATATTGTTGCAATTGCTGCAGGTGTTGCAGCCGTTATAGCAGCACTAGGGATGATTACTGGAGCCTTTGCCGATGGTGGTATCGTTGGCGGCAATTCTTATGGCGGTGACAAACTACTTGCAAGGGTTAACAGTGGCGAAATGATTCTCAACGGTAGGCAACAATCCAACTTATTTGATTTGCTCGATAGAGGCGCAACTAGTGGGGCTGTTGGTGGTAACGTTCAATTCGTTATCAAAGGAAAAGACCTACACGGAGTTTTAAATAACTATACTGATAAAATGAACAAAGTTAGATAATGAGATATAACGGCAAATTCTACGACTTAAAAGGCAATAACTATACAGTTGAGATAATCACAAACGGCACTAGTGGGACTACACGTAATATAACACTTGGTGTTAGTCCCTTTGTCACCGAAATGGATACCTCAGACGATAATATATACAAGCCTTGCAAGTACCAATCAGCGACAGTTAAGATAATAACAAGCGGTGAAACTGATTACAAGTTTGATGTATATAGCGGAAAAGCGAACGGCACAAAGGTTAGGCTATATGACAAAGACAACAATCTTGTTTGGGGTGGTTTTGCAACTCCAGTTCTGTATAACAACGGATTTACAGAGATACACGAAGAATTGGAGATAGAAGCAATAGACGGTTTATCAATTTTGCAATACTACAAATATAGTGCTTCACCAAGGGCGATTAAATCATTTGCAGAAATTATAACTTCAATTCTATCTAAGTGTGAAGTGTATAAAACACTATATGTTTCACACAATATGTTTAGACTGGGCAATGTGCCAATTCTAAATGATATATATATCAGTGAACAAAATTTTTTTGACGAGAAAAAAGATGATGAAACAGATGATGATGTAGCCTGGACTTTGCAAGAAGTGTTGGAAGAAATTTGCCAATACCTTGGTTTTGTTTGTGTGGGGGATGGTGATAATGTATATTTGTTAGACTACGATGCTATTAAGAGCGGTAATAATACTTATTACAAGTACACTGTTGGAAGCACCGCTTATACAAAGGTTACACTTTCTAAGACCTTAGCAATAAGCGAAACTGACTATATGGGGGCAATCAATACAATTTCACTTGATAATGTTTATAATAAAGTATCAGTAAAGGATAGTTTTTATACTTTTGATAGTGTTATTCCTAGCCTATACGATACGACAAATAATATAACCAAGTCTAGTGACCCTACGCTTGCAAGTTCTACCAACATCAATAATGGAATGTATGGCGAAGTAGTAACAGGTGGTAGTGATGGTAATATGATAGTAATGATAGATAGAGTATTTGACCCTGAAAATGACCGCTATACAACTTATAACGCTTGTTTTTTAAAGTATATGAAAAACCCTAACTATAATTTTTATAGTTATAAGAACACCTCAAATTCAAGCCTAAACTACACTGATACAAAAACATTTTTCGGAAGTTGTATATTGAAAGCAGATATAAAGAAGATAGACAAAACACCGTCTTGGGTGGAACAGTGGATAAGAGAGATTACTGGTAAAAGAATGACACTTGATGAATGGTTTGCAAGAAATGAAATAAGTAATATCAAGTTTGATAACTATCTGTGTTTCTTTAATCCAAATACTAGTAATCACATTCCAAATACACAGATAACTAGTTTTCCCTATCTAACCACAAACGACGTAGATACATCTTGTTTTTTTGGTGGAAAAAATGCTTGCTTGATAATCAGCGGAAAATATATTTGGCACTATTTTAGTGAAGACCCTTACCCAATCCCATCTGGTGAAGATATAGAT